TGAGCTAGTAATACTTCTGGTTCCATTTTTACTTTCTAGCAATCCCATTTTCTAAGAGATTTATTAATTCTTGAATTTGGATCTCTTGCTGTTTTTGCTGATGTTAGTTTCTTCTTCATACCACTCATTCTTGCGCAGAATGATTTACGTCTTGAACTTGTTTTAGATTTAGTAGGTGCTTTTAAAGTACCTTTTTTATAGCTTGCTCTACCTTTAGCATTTAAGCCGCCTGATTTAGATTTACCTTCTTTTCTAGTCCAAGCTGCAGAAGCCATTACGCTTTCTTTTTCTTCTTAGGTTTCTTAGCTGTCTTAGCGCTATTTACAAATGCTTTTTTTGTAGGTGCACCTTTGGCTCCAGGTCTTCTCATCGTCTCACCTGAACCTGCCTTGATTCTTTTACGTTTAGCTTGGATGTTAGCGTAGAGTCCTTTTGCTTTAGCCATTATGCTTTCCTTTTCATTTTTTTCTTAGGAATAATTCCTTTAGCCATTAAAATATCTCTTTGAGTAATTTTACCATCACCTGAATGATCTGGAAATTTACTTTTCTTTTTAGGTAGTTTTTTACTTCCTGCTACTTTAGCCATTTTAGTTTCCTTTTATTGCAGCCTGACACATAGGACATCTTTTTTTAAAATATCTGTGTGTTGGACATGGTTGATGAACCGGTACATCCGGCTCTGGTACTTTTGTGTAATATTCTATATGCTCATCTTCGCATTGACAAGCTTTAATATTAAATAGTGAACAGATGAAATTTTTAAAATGCTTAAGCATTATTTTTTATCTAAAATATCAGATACTTCTTTATTAGAGTTTTTAAGAGGAACTTTAGTTCTAACACCTAGCTTATTTTCTGTATTTAAATTTTTCATAACTTTGTCTTTATCTGAAACTATGTTATCTTGGACATCTCTTTTTTGTTTTAATTTTTTTCCAACTTTAAGTCTATCTATTACAGGGTGTTTTAAACCAGAGGCAGTTTTGCTTTTACCTGAAAGTCCTAAACCTCTTAGAGCAGCGCCGGTGTATTTCTTAACACCTTCTGCAAATTTTAGACCTGCTTGTATTTTTGACATAATTATTCTCCTCTTGACTCGTCTCTTCTATCTTTGAAAGACTGAGACTTAGTAGATTCTTTACCATCTCTTGCTAAAGACTCATCTAGTCTATCATTTGCATTTTGTTTCTTAGGTGTTGACTTTGCAGTCTTACCTGAGAATCTTGAAATGTAGGGTCTTGTTCCATAATCGTTTCTCATAATATTTTCTCCTTAATTACTTATTCTTTATCAGATGTGTTGCCTTAAGTCCATAGACGCTAGCAATTACACCAACAAAAATTGTTTGATACCATAACGGTAAATTTCCAAAGTGCACAAAGAATAGCTCCATTTTTTCCATATGTACAGGATTATCTGACCAGACACTCCATCCCAACATTACGATTGGCACCGAAAGCAAAATTAAAATAAATTCGTCTTTCCAGTCTGATTGTCTAGACTCTAAAAGTTTTCCTTGGTAAGCTTCCTCACCGGCAGCCATTTTTGATGCATGCATAAGCTGTGCATCCGACATAGCCATTTTCGTTCTCTGTTTGTTAGCGTAAATTTTACTACCAGCCGAAACGGCTAATTTAATTGCCGATAACCACATAGATTAGTACCACTTAGCCTTAACAGGTTTCTTGTCAGCTCTCATTCTTTTAGTTCCTCTAACTGTAACAGTTTGAGTTTCTTGTGGGTCAGTTGCTTCTATAGTAACTCCACCAGTTTGATAACCGTCTTTACCAACACCTAGTTCTTTAGTGATTTTAACTTCTTTGTTCATAAACGTTGAACCTCTTTGCCAATCTTTATCCATAATTTTCTCCTTAATGATTTATTATACTTAATTTTTCTTAAAGTTTCTACCAAAATCGTTTCGTTTACTTTTATCAGCCATTTGTTGTCTTTCCATAGCTGCATCACTAGACATTATTTGTTTGGTAAGCGAAGTTTCAGCCCTTAAATCAGCTAATTCTTCGGATTGTTGTTGTTTGTCTTCAAATTGAGACTGATTCTGCATAGCTTTCATAGTATCTATACTAATTCTGCTATCATCAAAAGCTTTTCTGTCTTCATTTTGTCTAGCTTTAATATCCAGTTCTCTAGATTTTAATTTAAGTAGTGGATCACCACCTAACTCACTAATAATCTGTTCTTCTTCCTTCATATAGTCTTTAACCATTTCAGAAATTAGAATAGCTTTTCTTGAATTAACTTTATTAGTTAATTGAGTTACTTGTTGAACCAATTGTTGATTTTGTGGTTGTTGTTGTAACATTTGTTGCATCTGTTGAGCTTGTTGTAGTTCTTCTTGGAACTCTAACTGTATTTGCTCTTGTGCCATTAAAGATATTCTCTCTAAAATGTTTTTTTGTAAAGCTCCCATAATTGCTGGACTGTTTTGTACCATATTAGATTGCATAAAATTTAAATGCGAATCAATATGAGCTTTGTGATCTTGTCCAGGGAAAGCTTGAAACGGTTTCATACCCATTGCTGCAATTTCTTCAAGTGCTGGGTCAATAGGTGTGGGTTGTTGCGGTGGAGGTAATATTGCATTAATATTTTTTACCCCGACCGCTTCATACATGGATCTATACGCTTGGTATAAATCATGTATCTGAGGATTCGATTGTGCTAGTTGTAATTCCATTTGCGCCATAGAAATTCTTTGTGTTTGAGAAAAAATGTTAGGATCTGCTACTGGTAGCACATCTATCTTGTCATCAAAATCTGAAACTTTAACATTTCTTGTAGCACCAGGAACATCGTAAGGATATTCTGGTGGTAAGTAAGTTTTAAATACTTCTGCTAATAATTTAAACTCTGATTTAAGACCTACGTATAATCTTTTATGAATAGCTGACATTACTCGCGATCCACGTTCCAATAACGCAACTGTAGTACCCACGGCTGCTTGTTGGTTCATGTCGCCTACTTGTGCATCAGCAATACTCGCGAATCGTTGACCTGCACTAACTACTACTCCCATTAATTGAAGTAAAGTTTGGTCTGGTCCTTTAAACGGTAATTGCATAAATGAATCTTTAATATTGCCTCCCGGAGCGTCGACATCTCTGAACTCACCAGGTTGTAATGGTTGAGCATCGTCTCTAATTCTTATTCCTCTAGTTTTAAAACCAGCAGGTAAGTTAGCTAAAGTTCCTGCATCTAATAATTGTCTTAAAGCTGCAGTTGCAGTTCTAGTTAAACCACCAATCATATGTATTAAACCAAAACCATAAAAACCTGTACCAGGTAAAAATTTAAATTGTACAAAGTATTTTATTTTCTTCATTAATTTATCATCTTGATTGTAATTTCTTCTAATAGATAAAATATCATTAGTAGATTCTAATATAGTTACGATGTAGGGAAGTTTGATTCCTGTTGGCTCACCATCCGGACCCATATCTTCGAATCCTTCTAAATCTACATGCATTTCTAAAATAGTAAATTGATCTTGACTGCTGTTTTTAGAAATTCCTTCTAGCTCTAATTCTTTTTCTTTTAATTGATTTTCTGTTACAGGAGGTTGTCCTAATTCTATGTCTTTATAAAAACCAGAAACTTGTTGTTTTCTAATTTCATTTTCTGACATTCTAATAACGTGAATAATTGCTTCTGCATCTTCTAATGAAGACGCACTGTATGGAACAATTAAATCATCAGCAGGTACAAATTTTGATACTGCTCTTTGAAGCAAATCATCATAATAAATTTTCTTAAAAGTAGAACCAGACAGAGGTAAATAGAAAAGCATCTGATCAAACTCAGGTTCGTACTCAGGCATTTGATCCATGATTTGGTAATTCATAAAATCTTTTACTCTGTTTGCTTGATCTTGTTTTTCGTTAGACACATCTCCTAAGATTTGTGCACGTACTGGACCATCTGCAGGTAATAATTCTTTGTAAGCTTGCGCTTGAAATTGTGTAACTGCTTCTGCAAGAACTGGGTGATTAACACCTGAAGCATTCTTAAAAGGTTCTGTTCTTTTTTCGTATTTAAATCCTAAAAGACTTAGGCCTTCTCTATAACTATCTTCCCAGTCACCACGAGATTCTTTGTACTCTGTATATTGATCATAAAGAGTTGAACCTAGTTCATCTAAATATTGTTCGTCTATAATTTCTGCTAAATTAGAAAAATGTTCATCAGACTCTAATGCTTCTCCTGCTCCTGGAGCAAAATCTATTTCAGCACCACCATCTTCATCCATAGTAACATTAACATCTTCAGAAGATGTTTCTAGTTCTTCATTTGGAATTTGAATTTCTTGCTCTACAAAAGCTTCGTCACTTATAGTTTCTTTGGGTAATGTATCGTCTATTTCAGCCATATCTCTTTCCTGTTAATTAGTTCACACCTTATTTCAAGGACTTTATACCTGAAAAATCTCCATCTTGCAAGTAGTCCTCAATATTGCCATATCTAACAGGTCTGGTTTTTTTAGAATTCATTAAATAATTTTTAGCCTTATTTGGAGCACCTCTTAATATAGTTTCTATACCTTCTTTTCTTTGATTTGCTTTTTTTAAAAATTTCTCTTCATCGCTTAATGCTGCAGATTCTAAAGCTATATTAATCCCTTTACCTAAATTAGGTTTATTTAAAAACATAGAAGCTGAACTTGCGGCAGCAGCAGGTACAGGCAATCCAGACATATACATCA